CGGCAATCCTAGCTGGAAGCACAGGGACGCAATGACGATACGCGCAGGGTCCGGCAGGTCGTCAAAGTCAGGGTGCAGCCAGCGAGCATCCTTCAGCGCGATATTAACATCCTGATTGTATAACTGCGTGACACGCGCCTCGCTGATCTCGGTGCCGATAGGCCAGCCGTACTCGCGGTCAGCTTCAACGATCAGGTGCCCGATGCCGCACGTCGGATTTCCGAGATGGTCTTCGTATATTTCATGCACGATATTTTCATCTGCCTCCAGCGTCAGGCGTAGACTTTCCTCGAACGTCAACGGCCTTGCCCTCGGTACTTTTTCCATGATCGGCGCTTGTGTTTGTTCGACGGCTTGCTGTTTGCCCCATCACCGATGCTTGTGCGATGCTTGATCTTCAGCGGATGCCAGACCGCCGCTGCTACTTTGTTTGCCATTATTTGCTCACCGATTTGTACTTCTCGAACGTGCGTAACCCGCCCAAACCCAACATCCCCATGAGGACCGGCATCATCTGCGACATATCAAGGGCGGGCAACTCGACCAGATGACCTGTCTGCGCCAGCGTGAAAACCAGAATAGGATGCGCGATATAATTCCATGCCAACGCAACGCCGCAGGACCAACCGATGAATGGGCGCCAGCCAGCCACAAAGATACTACGGTGAGCCGCCTCAGTCTTGTTGATATCAAGCTGTGCCAGATCAATCTTGGCAAGGTGCTCCGTTAACTGCGCTTCAATCTTACGTTCTGCTTCAGCACGCTTCTTCGGGTCTTCTGGCAGGAAAGAGCCAATCACATCTTTGACAAGCGGCAGTACCGCTGGGAGTAACGCACCAATCATTTTCTGCCTGCCTCCAGCAGCTTAACTCGAACCTGTAGGTCATGGATGATGTGCAGCAGTTGCTCGCGAAGTTTCTGCCTTGCGATGGCATTGTCCGGCGACGGAACGATTTGCCCCTCGTGCGTCACCAACTGCATCATGCGACTTTCGGTTTTATACATTCGATTTTCGAGGTCATTCAGGTGCATAATTAGATAGCCGACCGCCGCGAACAGAACTGGAGCAAGCGCGGTCAGAACAGACTGGATATTGACGTTCACCGCCCGGTCCAACGCTTGACGGTCTCCGTTTCCCAGATGCGCAGCGCCAGCCAGATGATTGACAGCAGCGCCGCGACATCAGGCAAGATAGCGAGCCACGATCCAAGCCCGCCAGCAACCGCCGCCACGTCAATCCCAGTTTTTATCTCGTTAGTCATTACGCGGCTCCGTCTCGCTTGATTTTACCCACCATGCCCGGCGCGGTACACCATTGCCCGCCCCGCTCAAAAAACACCGTCCATGTGTCGCGTCCCAGATAGAACCGCATCCCTACTCCGCCGCTGGTCTCGCCTCGCCACGCCAATTCCTCGCCCGCATTTCGCGTTGCCTCGTCAGCCGACGCCGTGTCTGGCACGCACACGATCTGCTGCTGTGCAGCGAGCGGCGTTGCAATCAAGCACGCGGCTATGACGAGGGTGGAGCGCATTACACAGCAACCAGATCAAAGTTCGCATTAAGATCGTGGGTCATGAATCAGTGCTTTCCTTTAGGCGTGCATTTGCAGCGTCTAATTCTGATTTTAGCTTATTGTTTTCAAACTCTAGGAGTGTATTCTCCACCAGCAGATTGCCCAGAATATATCGAATTTGCTGATCCGCATTTTCAATAAGGTTCATCAGTTCGGCACCCTGAGATATCTAAACCCTGACCCACCGCTGTCTGCGGCCCCTTCTGTCACTTGCTTGAGTGAGCCGCCGACTGTCATATAAACAGGATTGCCCGCCGCTAGGCCGCCCCTGACCCTGACGACCGCAGTGCCAGCTTGATTTTGAATTTCAGTGTCTTCATACGTCGTATTGCCGCCGCGAATAACCGCCACACCACCAGCATTGGAGCCAAACATTGGATTAAAAGCTGAGGAGCCATCGTACACGCCGATGAAATGACCTCGCGCAATGCTTGCCCACCGGCCACTCCCGAAGGTAGCTGATGAGAAATCAATACCTGTGTTCCAAGTGGCCAGGCCACCAGAAAGTGACTCAAGGATACTCGATGACTGGACCGTGCCCTCGGATGAGGCAGCGAATGAAACAGACTTGCGTTCCCCATTAACGTAGCGCGCATTTCGCGCAATCTGTGAAACAAGATAGGTGTCTCTGGCGTTTATAACTTCATACGTAGATGTAGCATCAGGGGTTACTGACCACGCCACAGACACAGTAGCGACTTTAGTTGACGACACATAGTTCGTAACGAGCCTGTGTTGGCCCGCTCCTGTGCCGCCGGTAATGGTAATGGTATTGTCGGTATAGAAATTATCTACCTGAGTATCGCTGGCGGCTAGGGTAATAGTAGTAGACCCGCCAGCTTGGGCTGTTCCGGTTGTACCAATTGTTGCCCCAGTACCGTCTCTGACTAACAACTCAGAGCCATGACACGTCCCCAAAATGGAGCCGGTGTTAGTCGCCGTCCCCATGTACAGGCCTATTTCATTGTAACCAGTAGCGCCTACAGCACCTAACTGACCGTTAGCGCTATAACTGTGTCCAGAACCGTCGCCTGATTTAGTCATAGCGCTGTAGGTGCCGCGCCAAATAGATAGAGAGGAGCCGCCACTGTCAGATGAATTAGTAGATACTGAGCCGTCACCTGTGGATTGGTGACGAAGCACGATAGCATCTGCTTGCCCGTTTGATCCTAAGCTTCCTGTGTCGTCCCACTGGACGATAAAACAGGACTCGTCTGACGCCAAGTCGAAAGGAAACGTTGCGTCTTCTGTCCGCCTGACTTCTAGCTGTCTTGCCCCAACCCTCACAGAGGTGCTAGGTAGCAGCCCCGCTCCTGTGGTTGTTGCTCCATCCATGAGCAGCCACGTAACTGTCCCTGTAGGAGATGAGTTGAGGAGATATGTGCCAGCCGGAACATGCACGGTGCCACTTGAAGCAGCCGCCGCATCGGTGAAAGCAGCAGCATCATCCGTCACGCCATCACCAACAGCGCCGAAATCCTTAACGTTCGCGCCGCCGAATTGGGTCAGCGCACTTTGAACTTTTGTAAGGGCCATTTCTTATGCTCCGATCTGGGTTGTGTCTTGCCGCCACGGCACGCCACTTCCCTCCGTAGGGGGGCCAATAAGCGCGAGTTGATTTGCTACGTCCATTTCAACAGAGCCAACCTTTTCAGAGCCGAGGGCAGATTTGGTCCACGCAATGGCCCGTTCTTCAGTGATGTCTGCATAGGGAATAAAACCTGACAAATCTTCTGTCTGGATAGCAACGCTGCCATAGACCCGCGCCTGATTACCAATGTCATCTGTACCAATGCATTGCCAGTACGACTTGTTGACTACGTTTGTCTCGCCGCCAAGAGAGAGAGCATAGTAGAGTTGCTCAATAGACCAGGTTATTGCCATTTCTGATGCTCCTTATCCTATAAGGTTGTAACCCGTATTATCCGGGTCGCTTTCGATGAGCCACGCATCACGCAGCGACGGGTCTTCTTTGAGGTGTTCCCGCCACTGCCGCTCAGTGATCTGCCCGCTGCGGTAGCACGCGAGGAGGAGTTCTTGCTCTGTCATCAGATTGCCGCCATCGCCGACTGCGCCGTAGTCCAGCACATTGACTTGTTCACCTACAATCAGGCTGTTGCTTACTTTAGTTAAAGCCATTAATTTGCTCCTGTATAGGTGATTGTAGTCATTTAATTAAATTGATTATCAAATTCAGTCGTATCCACAGCAATAGCATTATTGAATGGTGCCATATCCTCATCTGTCCAGAAGGGCCAGCCAACCACAATTTTGAGATGATCTATGTTTCTTTCGAGTATTGCTTGATCATCTGTATATTTGTCAGGATTAGCAATTACCTCGTTAATTAGATTTACACTATCCATTGCAGCATTGTAATGGCTTGCAATTTCTTCTGGTGTAATGTCTTCATATGGATTATGTTCTTCAGTCATAG